TATGGACAGACTCGCTAGGAAGAGTCACTAAAGGATGGGTATACTTTGCTAGCGAACACTATATTACGATAGAGATTGCAGTTAGAGATAAACCCGACGATCTGGTTCCTCTTCATAAAAAGACTCATTGTTGTGTGTTGTGTTTCCCAGAAAACTGGCACCAATTGAAATACATCAAGAGTCGTGCTCATCAACATGATAACCTTTCATGAAATACCAAGTTACTTACACCAGACAAAAAAAGAATAAGACATCCAAACAGGTAGCAACCTTCTATAAACTGGAAGATGCTGCCCTATGGGAAAAACATATCATTTCCCAAGGTTATCAAGATAGTCAAGTTATCCCTGTATTCTCAGAGTAACTCTCCCTACGAGGTGCGCGGCGCGGATTGTTTTGACCATAAGATCTTATAAGGTTGCCATCACCTTCCGTAGTCCATATTGCATGATATAAGCATCTATCGCGTTCTCTACCATTTGTGTAGTAAAACTGTAAGAATCTCCAACCTTTAATCCTTTCTTCTGTGCTGCGATATGTACCTGTAGGATTCTCTCTACAAGAGAGCGTTGCAGAATAAAATCGAGTGCTTCTTGTTTCTCTTTGATGTTAGCAACCCACTCTAAGTTTTCGAGTCTGTTGTCTGATCTATCTTTATTCTTATGTACTACCCTACGGGAAGGATCATCGCATGGAAGAAATGCCAGAGCGACCAACTTGTGTAGGTAGAGTGTCTTTGCCTTTCCAAAGTCATCTCTCACACGAAACGTCAAGTATCTACATTCTCCTGTACCAGCCCATACAGGTTTGCGAAGTTTCGGTGTCTTGTACTTCAAAGACCATAGGTGCCCCTCTACATCTACTGCATAACCACTGAAATCTTCAAAGTCTTCTATCTCAGAGAGACGTTTAGTGCGCGAATTCATACTGAAGTTGTACTTATTGGGATGTACTTATTAGTAATTTATAAGTACAAGTACATTGAGAGGTGTTTTGGGTTAATTGTACTTGTACTTATGGGAGAGATTTTAATCGTTTGTTAAATTGGTATAAATATCCTGTTTTGTTGAGTATTCTGAGTAAATGCTGAGATATTATGCAAGTTTAGCGAGCGTACCATAAGACGCGCAGGTTGTCAAGTACAGGGGCGGCGAATATCCGCAGAGGGACACAATGGACTTATAGGGGGTTGACATTTTATAAGTACAACGGTATAATAAATAGTAGGAGTTGTTACCGTATCGTAACAATTCTTTAATGAGTACATATATACCTTATATAAGATCTCGACGAGACCTGCCCGCACTACATCTAGTCTAGACATCATCTCGACTAGACATTCATTGCATCTCGTAGAGCTTCGTGCTATAATCAATCTCGACTAGACATCTCGACGAGCCATGTACGACGACTACGATCTCGACTATGCATTCAGCAATGAATACACATATGATCTCGACGAGTATTCATACGAGTATCTCGACGAGAGCGCGTGGGCACAGACTACGTATCTCGACGAGAATGACGAGTACACACGAGATTCGCAAGATTACGCGCAACTTGCGTACAGACATTATGCATGATATAATCTAGACGAGACGCACACGCTACGTACACACATCTCGACGAGACACACACATGTATACACAAACGCCTACAAAACGCCTAGTGCGCGTCACGCTAGACATCGCGTGTTATGATGATCTAGATCTAGAAACCCAGGATTGGGCAGCGATGCTAGATCTAGATGGAGATGAATGTATAGAACACGTTAGCGTCGAAGAACCGTTCGATATCTTTTAAATGTGCCAGTTATTGTAGTGGCACACACCCCCTTGCGGAAGTACTGCAGGGGGGTTATTGTTTGATCATCGGGTTGAGGAATTCTCTACACAAACTCCCCGAAACAGTTTCTAACAATGAACAACACAATTCTCGCAATTCTTCACACTTTGAACATCGTTGAGTTTCTGATACGAACTGCCGTTAATCTGTCGGTTCGTATCATCGCCCTGGCAATTGTCCTGGGTGAGTATACCTGGAATGCCGCACGGGTTGTTGTTAACAATCGGCGTCAAATCCTTGAGAATGCTAATATTATTCGTAACCGCGTTAGTTATTACTTTGTGTATGCCAGTTGAGAAGGTGGCACAGGGGTGGTTGATCTGCCCCGCCGATCGTGTATTGTTAATGAGTCGTCAGGAATCGCCCCATGTTTGATGAACTTTGGTCCGAAATTCAGGATGCACCTGGAGAAATTTTTGACATCCCTGAGATGCAAGAATTGGACGAAGATAAGAAGTTCGATGTTAATGACTACCTGAAATCTAACATTGATTACTAATGCAATTCCAAATCACCGAGATCACATTTGATTTTGAAGATGATAACTTTGAGTTATCACCTTCCGCACAACTTGAGATCTATGAAGATTATGTCGGAACATTTTGGGAGGCAGATGATGAAGATGATTTGGTAGAAGAGATTACATGTGCCGCAGGATTCTGCATTAAAAGTATTGACTACCGCCACGTTTTGATTCCATGATTGATTCAAACACTGCTGAAATGTTGACCGCTCGCGAACAATTAATGTGGGATATTGATGGGATTGTTGAAGAGTTTGCCTGCAACAATAACATCAGCGAAGATGACATGGAAGACCTAATTCGTGTCCTTTGCGATTCCGTCTGCAAAAACTTTCCTACCAAATGAACATGAACCGCGATCAACTGCAAAATGATTACATCGAAAGCATCATCGATGGTATGGATCACAAGACGATGTATCAGTATGTTTATGATAACTTAGCAGATCATCTTGACAAGTATTCTGAACAAGAACTCATCACTGAGGTTGAAGATTATTACCCTGAACTTTTGGAGGAAAGTAACACAAACTGAAGTGGCCGCGGCAACCAGTCGGCACAGTGTCACAAGGCGGACCCCAAAGCGTCGGACCCTGTGCCTATAATAGGGGCATGAACAAAACACTTCTCTCCAACCCCCAGACCCTGCAGGACCTGCAGGATTTCATGTTCGATACCATGATGCCCGCTGAAATGTGCGTCGATTGGTTCTGCGATCGTTTCAACGTTAGCGCAGATGATGATGTCATCGACTTCGTTGTTGATGCTCACTTCGGAATGTTCGCTGATCAATGATTGAAACCATGGAAACAAAATTCATCATCTCTGGACGATTTGAACGCCCTAATGGTTGGGTAATGCGTGATGAGTTGGCATACATTAGCGCCACTAAAGAGCAGGCAATTGCTACATGTCAGCGCCACAATCCTCATTTTCACATTCATACTGTACGGGAGGAAATGTAGCACCTATTTGATACCGCGAAGCGGCTGCCCGTGTGCGGTCGGACAGGTGTCCACCATTCCACCCAAACCCCACCACGGGGTGCCATACTATAAGAGTCAAACAAACACAGGACCACATGCGTAAGATCGAATCCCAAATGTGCCAGGCAATCCAACAGGGTCGCAACTGGGCAAGCGGGAACACCACCGTCACCATCGACACTGAAACCAACGTTTCATCAGTCTACCTCCACGGCAATCTGATCGCCACCATCTCAGACAACGACATGACCATTTACGATGGGGGTTGGCAGTCCGTCACCACCAAATCCCGTCTGAATGCTCTCTGCGATGAATTCTGCATTGCTGGTGAGGGTGTCTTCCAAAAGGCAGGCGAGTGGTTCGTTCGTAAGTTCGTTGGACAGGCAGGACAATCCAAGGTCTTCAACGTTGAAGACTTCTCCAACGGTTTCGTGTTCGCCTGAGGAACTGTCACACGGGGGGTCGCTCCCCCGTTTTTTTGTGCTTATAATAGGACCATGCAAAACAAACACATCGAACACCCCGAAGATACCATCCTGACGGGTGATCTCTCTGCCCTTGATTGGTTCCTCTCCGATGGTCATCTCAGCGTTAAGATTGACGGTGCTCCTGCTATTGTATGGGGACGTAATCCTGCCACTGGAAACTTCTTCGTTGGCACCAAAAGTGTCTTCAACAAAGTAAAAATCAAGATCAACGAATCTCATGCGGAAATTGATGCGAACCACGTCGGCAACGTTGCAGAAATTCTGCACAATTGTTTTGATTGGTTACCTCATACAGATGGCATTTACCAAGGGGATTTTATCGGTTACGGTGGATCCGACGAATATACTCCCAACACAATCACATACAAGTTCGATGAAGTAATCTATCAGAATATCATCGTTGCTCCTCACACTTATTACATCGCAGATTCTGACCTTAGGGATGCTGTAGCGTACCCTATGGA